TCTACATCTACGGGGTCCCAATCTGTCGAGGACGAATTGAGCGCACCGCCGGCGGTGCCGTTAACTTTTACAAACACGCCCGCATCGCAATCAGTCGATCTATCTGCGTCTGCAGATAAGTCTACGGCTGTATTGGCTGCGCCAGCGCTAGTTGTTGAATCATAAGCGAAGAGGTTTACAACCTCATGTTCACTATAATCACGGAATGGAAGTAGTCTTAATGCCATTTTATTTTACCTTATTAATATTTAATTGTTAAATTTTCTTTGGAGAAAGCGGACTTAAATTTGTCGCGCAGTGTTTGCTCTTCTTGAGCGGACTCTCCGTTGTTGTTTGAAAGTGTTTCATCTTCGGAAGCTTCAACTTTTTCCAGTGCTTCTTCGGCAACCTCTTCTTCTCCCTTGTCGCCAAGTTCTGCAATTCTCTTTTCAACTGCTTCTGCGAGTTTGCTATCGAAAGCTTCTTGTTGATCCTTAATAAAGGACTTGCTTTGATGTTTAAATACAACTGCCAGTTTTTCTTGATAGGTAGCAAAAGCTTCTTCTGTACCTTCGAGACTCTTAACTTCGTGAGCGACAACCTTTCTAGATTCATCATCAAGTTCGTAACTCTCTTCAATATGAGACATTCTTGAGTCAAATGTAGCAAGAGCCTCTTGTTCCTTTTGGTTAGATTCAAGAGACTGAACCTTTTCAATAGACTCATTAAGTTTAGTTCGAAGGTCTTCAATCTCTTGAGAGTGAGATTCGGCTGCTTTAGCTAGCTCTTCCTTTTGATTTTCAAGCGACTCTTTTTCCTTGAGGAATTCTTCGTTCCTTTGAAGGATCGCATCGTTGATAATTTTAGAAACTGTAGCTACGGCTTCCTCGGAGAATTTCTTATTAGAAACCTTCTCTTCAAGGGCCGACACTAGGTTGTTTAGAATTTCGTTATTTTCCATGACAGTATGTTTGTTTTTTATTACAGTGTTTTTTCCGATTTGTGAAATATTTTTTTCATTTTTTTCATTTTGATCTTCCTCAAAAGCAATGGAATCTACTTCCATTTGGGTAATGAGACCCTTTACATCAGCGGCTGGATTGGCAGTAAAGCCTATACCTAGGGGAAATATTTCTCCAGTTATTAATCTATAAACTTCTTCCCCCTCTTCCGTCCTTCCGTTGCCCCCAAAAGCTTTTAAAAATTGTTTAAGCTCATCAATTTCGTCTTCATTTGTAATAATTTTCGCCTCTGAAAGCTTCTCGCTTCCCATTGCTATTACAAAATCGTTGAACCCAATTTCCCAACTTGCGGAAACTTTATGATACATTGAACTCTCAGGATCGACGGAACTTTCAACTAGATCTGCAAACTCCTTATTTACACTTCTGTATACAACTGCCCCTAAGGATATATTAAAAGGATCTTCTTTTCCTCTTGCCTCAGACATGTCCATTATGTCATTTGTATCCAAGTCTGAAAATGAAGCTGAAACTATATGTCCTACTACATTTTCTTTATTATGTTCTATATTAGTAGGCTTATGCTTAAAGTATTCAAGTACCTTTGCGGCTGACTCAGAATTTATTCCATCTCCATTTCTGTTGAACTGATTAACTAGAGCTGCATTGAATGCGACACCGAGTAAATCAATGTTTCTATCTAAGTCAATTTCCTCAGGGATCATGCCCCTAAGTCTTTCTAATGAAGCTTGGCTTATATTTATTTCAGGAGAATCTATCTCTCCAGAGGCTATTAATACATCAGAAAAACTTGTAGTGTATTTATATTGCTTATCCATACAAGTTTATTATACACAATTTATTTATTTTTTTTCTTTTTACTGTGATATAATATAGCAGAGGGATATGCTTCCAGCTCATGCTCTGATGCAATATTCAGAATCCCGTCAAGTGTTTCAAGCTTTTCTATGTTGTCAACATTGTCTATGCAACTCTTTAACTTTCTCGACCACCATTGCTTTTCTGATGAGCATATTACGGATTCGCACAACTTGGAGATTAGGCCTTCCTGTTCTTCATTAACTTTTTTAAGTTTTTTAGACTTTTTAAATGTAATTAATGCATCATCCTGAAAAGACTCTATCTTATATATAGTATCTTGAATAGATTTTCTATCATATAAATTTGATGCCTTAACTGGTATTCCGGTAGTACCATTTGGCCTGCCTGCCGATTTTGGAGTTTTATTTTGAGTATTGCTAGGTTTTTGGAGATTGTTTTTGTTCGCAATCTTATTCTGGGCTGCCTGCTGATCAATTTGCTTTTCCTGTAACCTTAAGCCCTCTTCCTCTATCTTTCTTCCCTCTTGAGATTCCGCACTTTCGACCAGAGGGATTCCTCCGACCAGTGGATTGTAGTACCCCTTCTCTCTATCTTTTAAATATTCCCCTTGCGCAAGACCCAATGCTTTTGAATTTGGATATAATCCGGTTTTCATGGATTCTATACCTTGCTCTGGGGTTAGTATTCCAATTTCTAGCAATCTAGTAATAACTCTTTGGAATTGAACTTCATCCTTAATATCGATCTCTTCAAACTTCGCTTCAGGATAATTTCTAAAACCCATGTTCCTGCAAACCATTTTGATTTGAGGTTGAAGGAAGTCATTCAAAAATGCATTTCTAGATTCCTTTAGTCTTTCTAAAAATATTTCAGCTTTGATTTGGGTATTTGCAAATTTTTCATTTCCCACGATAACATTTTGAAGCCCCTCCCTAATGTCTTCGTTGACTATCTTGTATTTCTCGGACCCAATAATTTTTGCAATATCAGGCATTACGAAACTGGCTTTGGTGGTATAATCCGCAACAAGAACCCTTCCGACACTTTCGTTTTTAAATAACGTTTGCATGGCCTGAAGGTTTTTGGGATTGATCCCACCCTTCTCGGGCTCATTGCCCATAGTTATTAAAAGTATTACATTTTCTACAGTTCTTGCAATAGCCTGATCAATCTTTTTTAATTCTAGCTTCCAATTTATATCTTCTAAAACAGGAAAGCCGAAGGGGATTGCAAATGGTTCGTAATCTTGTTTCTTGTAAAAAGAATATGCAAGTCTTTCTGGTGATATTTCTATCTTTATCCCTTTTTCAGTAAAAGACCCTTCTTTGATTTTCTTTTGAGCCTCCTTAGGTAGAGAGTCGAAAACCTGCTTATCTTCTTCTGTTTTTGGAGAGCTAAGTCTTTCTAGTTCATATTCTGATAAAATTTTCTTGTAGACACCCTCTTTGAATGAGGTTGATCTATCTACTACAATATCAAAAGGATTTAATAATACATATCTGATCGGTATCGTTCCGGGCTTAAGGGAGTCAGATGCATAAATATAATTTAATCTAGCAAAATCATCAGAACTGAATTTTCCATCTAATCTATATAGAAATATATTTCCAGATCTATAATACTCTCTAAAATACTGATCTTTAAGTTTCCAAATATTAATTTTATCAAGCCACTTATTTATAAATTTATTAGCTTTTTCATTTCCACCTTCTAAATATATATTGGAGTTTGAAAATTCCGCCATAATGTCTATTGCATTTCTAAATATAGCAACATTGGCGTAAGCTTTTTGACATAGCTCTATAGACTCCCTTACATTAACTCCATCAGAAGCATAGTCATAAGGAAGCATGCCCGCCCTTATGTTATGAAACCTATTTAACTTATTCTTTAAAGTAATAGCATTTCTTCGCCTGCCAGATATGTCAGACCCATAGTGCTCATTTCTTGCGGCAATTGAAGTTTGTATGTAAAACGGATCTCCTGTTGATTCTGGCTCCGTCCCAGAAGCATGGGAATGCTTTAAGATATCCCCAATTGGCTTGTCGGTATTACCGAACTGCTTCCAGTAATCAGACCTTTTTTTATATTTTCTTTTTTGGCTCACGGTTAATGTTACACAAAGTCACATTAAAAGTCTACTTTGACTTTTAATTAATTTCTTTTAACCTATAAACATGGGAGTAAATGTTGCATGAACTTGTTCCTTTGGAGCATTCATCATATCAAAGTATATTTTTGCCATCCAACTACCTAAGATTAATGCCGAATAAGAGTCCTTCCTTGCCTTGTCTGGCCCGGTTTGCCTCTTAAGCTCCGGAGGTAAGTCAAAAGTTTGAGTTCCCTGTGGCGATGTGGTTATTTGTATTAAAGCACATTGACTTTTGGTCATATTCATCATATCGTACTGATGTTCTATGAAGTCTATCATTCTCGCAGCATTGCTTTGTTTTTCCTGATCGTCCGAAACTCTTAAAAACTTTAATTTGCCAATAGGAATTTTCAGTGACCGTTGCTTATTATACGATTCATCAATAGCCCTAGATCCAAACCATAATTTTTTGTGGTCGAAATTAGCTTGCAATAACTCGTTCGCCCTTCTGATCCAGCCAGAAGTCGGCTTTCTTAATATTAGGGTTCTGTTGCCGCTTTTATCATACTGCTGCCTTGCTATCCTGAGGTTTTCAGAGTAAGAGTCTACTTTATCAAAATCGGCTTCTATTTGGTTAACCTTTATGTTTTCAGATTTAAATAAATGACTTTCATTTACGGCATTAATAAACTGAACTCCACCGTTATAGTCCCCAGCCATAGCTATAATGTTAAAATTCTTTAATAAGTAATAAAAATAATAAATATGCTCTTTTAGCGGAGTTCCCGCCATGGCATAGGAATGAACTAGGGTTGTTGAGCCGTTTGTTTTGTTATATTTCAAAACCTGCATGGCAAAATCGTCGCTACTTTCGCTTTCCGACCAAGATGGGTCAAATGATAGTATGTATTCATCCCCCGCATTACCCTTAATTTCAACATGCGGATCATCTCCGTCAACAATCGTACATGCGGCCATTCTTGAGGTCTTGAAATAACCAGAGCTGTCATCCGTAAACATCGCCCCAAATTCTCTTTCGAACTGAGACTGGCTCATTGTAGCTTTTGCTTGATTAATTAAGTTTTGATCATAAAGTCTTTTGGGGGCACAATCGTATGAAAACTGCATAATACATCTGCTCGCAGTATCGCCTCCCTTTGGCTTAGACATAATTAAGTTCTCAAATTGAGAGTACAACTTATACATATATTCAAATTTATAACTAGCAGAAGACAACATGATTAATTTATTGTTTGGCCACTGGTACCTGTCTTCCTCTTTCATCTCCCCTTTTTCTATTAACTTTGTTTCTAGATTCCATAAATCTTCTCTTTGTGTCGGATTCTCGACGACAGACAGAAATGGGACTATAACTTCATTATAAATTCTTTCAGGCAT